ATCGGCGAGGTGCCGACCAGCGGGCGCGGAAACCGTTGCGTCGTGTGCAGCCGCACATGCAGCACGTCGCGCATCGGCACGGGCGCGAGCGCCTCGCCGTTGAGCCGCTTGGCGATGACGTCGTTGCCGTACAGGTCGTAGAAAATCTCCCCGTTTTCCGCGAGGCGCGGAAAGCACAGGGTCGAATCCATGAGGTGCAGTTCGTCGATCTCGTAGCGCGAATTGCGCAGCGCCAGCGCATAGCAATTGCCGTCGAGATACAGCCAGCGTGTTGCATTGAGCAGGAAGTCGCTGATCGACTGATAATCATTCGGACGGCGCATGACGCGCGACAGCGCCGAGTTCTTCACGCGCTCGCGTCCGCCGTTTTCCTTCAGCCGCCAGTGATCACCTGGACACATGGCGACGGTCTGCGAATAGGCGGAGACGCAAGCCTCCACCATCGCCGAGCGTTCGCCCGCGTAGATCGGATCGTAGCCTTGCTGCCAATAATTCCAGCCGACCCCGGCGGGCAAGAACCCGCCGGTTATCGGCAATTGATACGGGCCGGGGTGATAGTCCCCTTCGCCCTTGCGGACCAACTGGCCCGCAATCCGTGACAGAAAACCGCGAACGGTCATTCGTGACGGGCCGTCGGAGTTGCCGCCCTCGTCGCGTAGCCGCCGCGTTGCTGCGGTGTCTTGTTGGCTTCGGACTGTTTGGCTTCCGGCGAATTCGGATCAGGACCGCTGCCGTCGTCCTCGTGTTCCATGACGTGAACGCCGGACGCGGCGAGGTCGTTTTCCTCCTGCGTCGGGGTTGGCTTCGATCCCGCCACGCCTTCCTTGGTTGCGGCCTTGGCGGATTTTTCGCGGGCCTCGCGCTCGTCGGCCAGCTTCTTCTTCGTCTCCTCCGCGTGTTTCTTCGTATCCTCATCGCGTTTCTTCGCGGCGGCGTCGGCTTGCTGCCGCGTATGGTCGGTATCGGTCATTGTGTTTTCTCCTGTTGCAAAAAGGGTTTCTGGCTGGCCGCGATCATGCGGCCAGCCAGCCGCGAACTACCACGTAACGCCCGCGACCCATGCAACGGTCCCTGGACGGCGCACCGCCCAATTGATCGGCAGGATGAGCCGCAGCGCCAGACTGTCGGTCTGGAACATCGACTTGGCGGGCGCACCGGCAACCGGCGGCGTACCCGAGGTGCCGATGTCGGTCGGCGCAGTATCATCGAACACAAGCGTCGCCTGATCGCTGATCTCGAAGCGCGGTCCCTCGCCGCCGACGGTAACGAAGTCGGCTGCGTCCATCGCGATGACGGTGCCGAGCGGCACCGTGCCGGAATCGATGACCGGCCAGCCGCCGAGATTCCCGGCGGCAATTTCCTGACGGAAGGGAAACACGCCCATTCCCGGCATGGCGATCAGGCCGAGGCTGTTGGCCTGTTGCGGGTTCATGATCCAGACAGGCGTTCGCACGTTGCCCGCCGTGCCGGTGATCAGTGCGCCCGTGAGCGCCTTGATGTCGCCGACCGCCGCAGCAAAGCCGCCGCCCGCCGTGGGGGTCAGGCCCGCCACGCCGTTGAGCAGACCGGCGGGCCGGATGAGCGTCGCCGGGTTGGCATCGAGCAGCACGGCATCGAGCGAGATCGCGGTGTCCTCGCCGATGGCGTTGCGGAGCAAGCCTTCGATGGCCGGGACAGAGTGCTCGTCGATCTCGCGCGTCCATGTCGTGATGACCGCCATCTTTTTCGGGGTGAGCGTTTGAGACGTGAACGCCCCCTGGCGGACAGGGATCGGCTGGCCTTCACCGACGAACGAGCCAGCAATGGTCGGCGTCCGCGACCGTGTCGGGATGATGATCTTGCCGTTGCGCCCGAAGGACAACGACAGGCCATAGCCCGACAGACGCGGATAAACCGATTTCGGCAGCAACGTCGCCATGAAGTCCACGACGATCTGCTGCACGAGTTCAGCCGCCCATCCGGCGACTGACGTCATGGCCGGTGCGGTTGCCGCCCGCATCTGCCATTCGAGCACCGCCTTGGTCGGCTCGTCGTCGCCGTAAATGGTGCGGCGGATTTCATCGACCGGCTTGCGGTGCATGTGCGCGAACAACTGCACGGTGCCCGCCCGGACCAAGAGATCGAGCGGCGTGATTTTCTTCGGTGTAACGCTGAACGGTCGCGCCGAGGTGAGTGCGGTCGAGCCGTTCGCGCGTGACCGCGTGGTCGTCGCAATCGAGCGCCCTGCCCCGTCCTCGCTTCCTGCGGCGAGATGACGTTCGGAATCGCGCAATACGCTCAGACCTTTTTCGTCCTGCGCAATTTCAGCGTTCGCCTTGCTGATCTCCTCGACCTGATCGTCGGAGACGTTCGTCTCGTCGATCCCGTCGAGCAATGCAGATAGGTTGTCCTTCTTTTCCACCAGACGTTTTTCGGCGTCGGTGATGCGTTGAGCCAACGACATAGTCGTGCCCTTTCCATTTCGTCTGTTTACGGCTTGCCCGCCGGTGAACCCTCGCCGCCTGGTCGCGTGTCGTTTGCCATGCCCGGCGAACACGAGATCGATGGTCGAGGGGGAAACTCCGAGTGATTTGGCAACCGCCAGCGCGTTGGGGTTTGCCGGGACCGAGACGAGCGACGTCTCGACCAGTTCCTGCTTGATAAATTGCGTACCGCTGAACGGATTCTTGATGTCGAGCGCCTTGGCATCTTGCGGTCGGAATCCGACCGACACCGCCTTGAGAATGCCCGCCTCGATCAGCTTGCGGATTTCATCGATGCGGTCAGACGTCCCGGCGGGTGCGAGTTCAAGCTTCCCGCGCAGCGCCTTGTCCGCGATCTTCACCCCGGTCCACTTGCCGACGATGAAGTTCGGATTGTGATTGAACAGCGCGATGGGATTTTTCTTGAAGTTCGAAAGGTCCCATCCGTCCGACATGATGATGTCGTCCATGCGGTCCGGCGTTTCGTCGGAGAGCACGAACTCCATGCCGCTGACCTCGCCCGCATGCGTCTTGTGGACGATGCCCTTGGCCGCGCGGTCATCCCAGATCACCTGGCAGACGTCCTCGTCGCCGGTTTCGTCGGTGCAGCGGTCCATGAAATCCTCGTAGGCTTCGCCGTCGTCCGGCTCGACCTGCTTGTGACGCGCCCGCGCGAGCACGTCGGCTTTGTCCATCCGCATGGCCTTCTCCTGTTTCGGCTTGGGCTTTGCGTAGAGCGCCTCGATGTCGGCGTCGGACAGACCGAGGCGCTTCGCGACCTTGCGGCTCACGCCTTCAGCTTTTTGATGATCGCCTTCGTCGAGAATCGGGTTGTGGAGGTCGGCGTCGTGGGCCTGCTTGTCGCGCCAGAGAAAAAGTTCACGCGGCTTTTTTGGCGCCGACGTAGGCATTGAAGCGGTCCATCGTTTCCTTGTCCTTGAGATTCATCACGCCGTACCAATCCTGGCCGAGCAGCAATTCCTTGCCCCATTGCGAATCGGCAATCGCCCACACCGCTTTCGGATCACTGCTTGCGGCCAGCATGCGCAGCCGGTTGGCGTCCTCCTCGTCGAGTTCGCCGGTCCCTTCTTCGCCGCTGGTCAGGTGTTCCGAGGCGTTGTTCTGCGCCCACTCAAATTTTGTGTCGTCGTCCATCTGGTCCCAATACTCGCCCTGCATCTCGCTGACACTGTCGGCGATCCAGCTAGGCGGTTCGGCGTCGGCGGCTTTGCTGTCAGCCTCGCCGTCGAACGCCTTGTCGAGCGCCTTGGTCAGGCCGTCGCGCATATCGCTGGTGAGATATTCGTGTGGCTCGACAGTCGGCAGACCGGGCAACGTCCCCTGCGCCGGATCGACGCCGCTTGGACTTGTCAGTTTGTCATCGTTGAACGTGACGTCGAGGTCGCCCCGACCGTCACCGTATCGCGACTTAAAATCGAGCGTCAGCGCCTCGATCAGCGTGTCGTTCGAGAACGGAATGTCCTTCTTGCCCGCGTCGGTGAGCGACTTGCGGTAGCCGTCAATCGCATGCTCCGCCCAACTCTGTTCCTCGCCGTTGTTGAACTGGTCGACCAGACCTTTCTTTGCGTCCTCGAGCGGCTCCCCGTTGTCGCGCCAGTTCTCGATCTCACTGTCGAGGAACTCGTCATGCGTGGCGTCCTTCCATGCCGACTCGATCTGGCGTTGATCGTGAGAGGGCACAGACTCCCAACTGTCCGCCTCGTAGCCGGTGCCGCTCGACAGCTTGTCGATCTCGCTCATGATGTC